ACCGCCACCACCAGTAGAAGATTGAGGACTGTTTGAGCCTCCACCGCCACCAGCAGCTACAACTTCATAAGAAACGGTATCGCCGCCACCAATAGCGTTACCAACAGAAGTAACTGTGAATGTTCCTGTACTTGTAAATCTATGAATTTTAAAATTTCCAGATGTAGTTATTGTTCCTCCAGTAGCTACGATGTATTGTGGAGATGTTATTTTACCATCACTATTGCTTATAGGGAGCCATCCTTGTGTAGAATCTTGATAAATAATTGTAACTGATTCTCTTTCATTAGTTAAAGAAACATCTTGTGTAACACCTTCAATCTTTTCTGATCCATTTGGAGCAACAACACAAGCGTTTGAATCCCAAGTTCCTGCATAATCAGCTAAACCTATTTGAGTTCCTGCAGAACCTGCAGGTAAATTAACTGTTATTGAGCCACTGGTAGTATTAACAAAATAACCTTTTCCTGCAGCCGCAGTAAATGTTGATGTTTTAACGTCTGATGTTTGCCACTCTATGGCACCACCAAAACCAGAGGCTGTCCCGTTATTAGTAATAGTAGCTCCAGAAGGTATAGTAAATGTATCACCCGAATCACCTAAAGTAAAAGAGGTGCCAGATGCTGGAGAAATTTTGTTTGTTTTTACTTCATCAGTTACAGTAAGACCTGCACCTGTAGGTACAGTTATAGTGTCACCAGAGTCTCCAACTTGTAAAGCCGTCCCACTTGATGGTGAAACTTTATTTGTTTTAACTTCATCTGTAACAGTTAATCCTACTCCTGTAGGAACCGTTACAGTATCACCTGAATCACCTACAGTTAAGTCGGTGCCTGTCGCTGGTGATACTTTATTGACTTTAATTTCTGACGCCATTAGATTATCACCACATTACCTGTAATTGTTTGTGTGCCAGTCACTGTAACTGGTCCAGCTAAAACTCCTGAATCTATTGTTTGATCATCACTTAAAGTTGAATTGTGTGTGGTAACATAAGTAGTTGCAGCCATTGAGGCTGATGGTGCTCTTGATGCTGGATATGTACAAAATACATCTTTTGTGCCAGCAGACAAATTCACAGCTGAGTCACTATTTGAGCTAGAAATAATTGTATCTCTAGACAAAGTATCAGGTGAAGCGTCTGTAACAGTTCCTATCCCCACTTCAAACTCATTAGCGGTTTGATGTGAAATACAATAAAAACATTTATTGGTTGTACCAATACCTGCTACGAAAGTTTCAAACGTATCTGCTGCTCCAGCTAAATTAAGTGTGCCAGTGCCAGTAGTAGTGGTTGTCTCCTTTACTCTGTCATTAAGGACAAAAGCCATAAAGCTTCTCCTACGATATTCTTATAATAGCGTCACTTGTATTTGCTGCTGGAAACTGTACAGTAAATGTACCGTTACTCGCAGTAAAATCACCACCAAATGCTAAAATACAAACACAGTTTGTGGTACCAGATCCACCATCAGTTGTTGTATTGTAAATCATAGCTCCGTTAGCTGTAAAACTAGCTGAAGTAAATTCTGCATCTGCAAAATCGACAAAAGCTGTAGTAGCTGATGAAGAGCTTGTAACACCGTTTCTAGTGAGAGTTTTACCACCTGCGGTATAAGCTGATCCTGATGTGTTAGTTATTTCGTTTGATGTGCTGTAACCTGTAGTCGTTGCACCTAAGCTTGCTGAAGATGTATACAAAGCTAACTTAAATGTATGACCGCCAGACGCAGCAAAGTCATGCTTTCCTTCCAAAAGTTCACCTTTGAAAGTGTTGCATATAGCTGATGTAATTGCCATTTTGTCTCCTTATGGTTGTTTCGAGTCTAGAGGAAAACGAAGAACACCATCATAGTATTCATCACGTCTTCTTCTGCCTTGTTGTTCAATTTGCAAGCCTTGTAATGCTTGTTTATAGCCTTGTTCATAGTATTGTAACATGTTGTCAGGCCCTTTAAGAAATCTAAATGCCTCACAAAGTGTTGCATAAAGAATAACCTTAGGAGCATTTGTACTCACCCAAGTCGTAGTATTGGATGATGACAATCCTGTTGGTTGCTTGTTCAAAGCTAATTCAATATTATATGCTGAATTCGGAGTAGGTGCAAGATATAAGGTGTCTTGATCCCACATTGCATAATATTTAGGTTTACTCTGAGTATCTCTGTTTGGCCAATACTCGTTCATAAATGTAATATCTTTTTGCTCTAAATAATCTCTTGTTGGACTAGCTGCTGTGTATATTTGAGCAGACCTGACAAAAGCTATGTTGTCAGTATTAGCACCTGGTAAAGATACAAATGGATTACCGGCTGTCAAAGTAGCAAATTGATAAGATCTAAATATGTCTAAATCTACCTCTCTAAATATTCTTTTTTCAGCGTGCTCAATAAAATCATTTATGATTGTATCACTTAAAACATTAGATGTTGTTTCAGTGTAGTCTCTAATTTGTGTTACTAATTCTGAATAAGTTGTCATGAGATGCTCACTGTCACTTTACCAATAAAACTATTTAAAACAACATCTCGATTATCTTGCTCCGGCTGCATTGTATTTACAATTACAGTTTCAAAAGCACCTGGTGCCGGTATTGGATTAAATTGAGATATAGTTTGTTTTTTTGTTCCAAAAATATTTGTTGCATATAAATTATTACTTAAACTAACTGTTGCATCAATAATTTGCCCCTTTGCATTCTGTAAAGACTCTGGATCTGTTGGATGATAATTTGGTTCTAATTGAGGATGTTTTGGTTCAAACTCACTAATGTGAACGGTTGATCCATTCCATTCTTTTACCATTTCATTATAAGGAAATGCAGCGCCTGATCTATCAGAAATTCTTAAAGCAAATTTACCTGTTGCGTATCTAGGCATTAACCACCGGACCCATAATAAGATTGTGGCGTAAGATAAACACTTGTTCTTGATCCATCTTCATCAGCTGCTCTTTTGAATTCATCTTCATATAAAAGTTTTAATGCTTGCATTCTTTCTGGTGCTCTTTTTTGTGAAATATAGTAAGCAAGACCCGCAACTAAACATGGAAGAAAACGAAAAGGAACCTCAGCATTGTTCGTATAATCACCAGCATCAGACATTCGAACAAGAGCATAGTATATTAGAGTGTAAGCTGTATCAGCTGCAGGATATAGATATAGTGTTGGGTTTATCGTACGTTCAAAATAGTATTGAGTTGGTCTTCCGCTGGTCGTTTTAACAGCATAGTTCCAATATTGAGATCTACTTATTGTATTAACTGAATAGTCATTATTACTACTATCTCTTACAATCACATCCGTTACACCGATAATTTGTGAACTATCAGCGGAGCCTGAGCCAAATAAATTTGTGCCAGTTAAATTTGTTGTATCCGCAGCTAATGTTTTTTCTTGTTTTTTTACTGTCCAAAGATTTATTCCTCTATTTGCCCATTCCGCCATCATTAAATTTAAACTTCTGCGAGCGGTTTGCAAATCTTTACCAGAGCGAATTTGCAAACCACAACGCTCGTACGCTTCTTGACATATCTCATCAATAGATAAATCAAAATTAGATGTTGATGCGTAAGTTGGCATTTATTTCTTTTTTTTGCCTTTTACTGATTTTTTCTTAGCGGATTTTTTCTTAGTTCTTTTGCCGCCTTTTGCCATCATGGTTTTCATTCCACCACGTGCCATTACTGATTTCTTCTTCATAGAGATCTCCTTAATTTGTTATAAGTTTCATATCGCGATTTTACCACCTCATTGTAGTATTCTTTTGGCCAATTATCATAATAACCAACCTTGTGTAATTTATCAGAAGCTTCCTGTAATTGCGAGAACTTTTGTATAAGCATCATAGAATATTGTATTTCTTCCTCATATTGCTCTTCAGTGCCTGGATCAATTAAGAATGCATGTTCATCTTCCGTAGGTAATGCAGATGGGTGAAAACCCATAAAATATATATCTTTTTTGTTATACCATTGGTTATAACTGTCAATAAAATCTTGAAATAATTCAGGTGTGTAATTAAAAAACGGATCACAAAAAATTAAAATTTCATGTTTTTCTAAATTTAATTTTTTTAATTCTAGATTTAGTTGATTTTTGTATTGTTTATATTTTTGTTTTATTTTAATTAATACTTTGTTGTCATGCCAAGTTTTTTTAGCAAAAGGACATGCAGGCATTCCGTTTAAATGTTGATTTCTAACTTCTAAATTTAATTTAGACCACTTTCTAACATCATTTTTTATTACTTTTTCTAATTGCATCTTTACCTTTTTTAAAAATCGCTGCTACTTTTGTTTTACCCATAACCTTTGCACGTTGTTCACCTACCGTTAATATTTGAATTTTTCTTGCAAAAGGTTTTTTAATTTTTTTAACTTTTGCCACTGTCTTTCGAGCATCAGTAGGAGTAGCAAACTTGATAGGTACAGTATCGCGTGGATTTTCATCCGTGTAAAGTCTCCTACCACTGCCTTTTGGTTTTTTACCCGTGCCAATTTTGGGATCTCGTTTTTTAGAAGACACCCCTAAACCCAAATCCTTTTATCGCTGCACCTGCTCTTCTGGTATTAGCTCCAGACATAGCAAACGTTTTAACATTAGTTGGTTTTCCACCTACGCCCTGAGCTTTAGATCTTTTTCTTTTAACAGCTGATCGCCTTTGACCTTCTGTCATTCTGTTGGCTTTTGCTAATGGTACACATTTTGGATATTTTCTTTTTGCGTCTTTCTTTTGTTTTGACCTACCACATTTTTCAAAACCGCCACCTTTTTTCTTTGATCCTATATCAACCCATTTTTGATCAAACCATTTTTTTAATCCTGATTTTGCCATTAGGTAAGTTTTGTTTGTTTTCTACTCTTATCTTTTACAGCACCGCATCCTGCAGCAATTATAGTATTTACGCCTTCCTTGGCCATAATTTTTCTAGCATTGGACACAAGTTTTCTTTGTTGTGATGTTCTATTCCCATCCATATTAGAGGGCTTAGGTCCTTTAAAATCTTTTCTTTTTACTCCACTTGGATCTTTAATTTTTCCTGCACATATCTTAGAAGCGTAAGCATTAGCGTACGCTGAGGGATATACTTTAAATTTTCTTTTAGCTGCAGCTTTACCTCTTGGACATAATTTAGTCATCGTTTCCTCGCAGTCTGTGCAGCTCTTTTAAAATTAGCTGCAGTAGGTGCTCCTTTTGCACCTTTTTTTCTCATTTTGCCACCACGCTTTCTTTTGGCATGAATGTTAGCATATAAACCTTTTCTCATCCTTGACCTCTATATTTAACGTATTGACGTTTCTTGTTTTTGTTCTTTGGCCTTGTGCGTGAAGAACGCCCTATACTAGTTCTTTTTTTGACTGGTGTAAAGTATTCGTTGGTTGGTGGCTTAGCCATTACATTTGTGATAAAGGATTTTCTAGTGCGGATTTTATTCTTTTATCTATCTTCTCTTCTAGCTCAGTCATGGCTGATTGAATCTTATCCGATAATAATTCCATGTCTTCCTTCATGTCCCTCGTGGTATCTCTTAACTCCGAGCTGGTTTCTCTTGAATCTTCTTTGACCATTTGTTCTACATCATTAACAACTTTCTCAATACGTCTTACATCTTGTCTAAGGTCGTTTTTCAATTCATTTGCAACATCACTTACTAATCTTATTTCCGACATAATCATTTCCATCTCTTGCATAATCATGTTTACTTCGGTTTGTATAAGGTCAGTCTTACTGTCCATCTCTTCTTTTGTAAGTGCAATTTCCTTGTCAAAGCCTGATAAATCTGGTGCAACATACTCCTGAATCTGTTCTTTCATCGTTAGATAGTCCTTGTAAAATTCAAAGCCGCCCCACAAAGCACCACCTGCTGTTGTTAACGCAGTTAAGACTAGGAAAATCTTCCCGCCACGAAACTTAATGCCTGCTACTTCGAGTTCTGCCATTGTGAATCTATCATATCATTAATCATGCCGTCACTTCCAGCAAATAAATACCACTGCGCAATATTATTA